GTAACCGCATCGAGTATTATTCCATCGGTCAGCGACCAATCAAAACAAAATTGACGGAAAAGGTTAATAAAACCACAAATGGTGGTTCTGTAACCTTGAAGGTGGAGAACCCTACCGTATTCGGTGTAGGCGACATTATCATGGTGAACAGCTATCTGGGCTTTAAGGACAATGGTACTGACCGAAGCGAAATGATTCCTTTGCAGTTGCGTGTAACTGAGGTAGACAATGACGGAAACCCTACATGCTATGCGCTGAACGGTAAGAAGAACAATGCACGCGGAAACAGAGACCTTCCAGAGGATATTGCTGTAGGTACTGTTGTAATGCGACTGGGACGAGCTGCTGGTGAAAAAGAGGTAGAGACAGGTAGCTACTACTCTATGCCTGATAAGAGCTTCCAGTATTGCCAGCGATTCATCATGCAGGTGGAGGAGTCTCTTATCGACCGTATGAGCAAGACCCAGGTACAGTGGGACTTCACACGCCAGGAGAAGATGGCTATGGACGATATGCGACAGGGTCAGGAATTGAGCGGACTGTTTGGTTATCGCTCTATGTCGAATGGTGGCAAGGATGTAGGTCTTGTTTACACGATGGGTGGCATCTTCTGGGAAGCAGGTAAGGATTTGCAGATTGGACACTGGGAGCCAAAGATGCGTAAGCAGGCTGATGGTACTCTTGTTCCTGTAACCGTAAAAGTGACCGTACCTGATGGGACTTCTGGAACAAAGGAAGAGGTAAAGCAGGTATATGAGTATGTGATTAGCGAGAAGGAGTTGACCCAGTTTATTGCATCCATGTTGAAGGGTGCAGGTAACTCCAGCCGTACCAAGTTGCTCTTCGTAGACAACCTGATTTACCAAGCTTTTGCTAATCTCCGCTCTAACAAGCGTATCATTACCCAGACCGAAAAGGACTACCAGGGATGGAAACTTGACTTCGAGAAGTTTGAGAGCATGGGAACTAAGATTCTCATCTATCGCCATGATGCTTTTAACTCCTGGGGTATGGATGGTAGAGCCTTCTGCCTGGATGCTCGTTATCTTGACAAATATGTATTCGGTACATGGTCACGAAACGAGTTCAACGCTAAGGATCTCCTGATTCGCAACACTGCAGGTGTGGTGATGGAAGAGTATAGTTGCTGGGTTCTGACATTCCCTGATGCCCATGCACGTGTATCTCGTCCAACCTTCACCGAAGACGGTGTGACCGATGAGCAGATTCATGAGGCTGCTTAATCAAAGCAAATGGAGCTGATAGTTTTCTAACATATATCAAAAATCGGGGATAGTTGAGGCTGTAATGGTCTCGCTATCCCTTCACCCATAAACACAAAAGATATGTATAGATTTGTAGCAAACAGTATGCTCATCTTTGTGGTGACTCTGCCTAGCGGACTTATCAAGAGCGTGGAGTTTGAACGGTGCAGTAACAATGCTTATTCATACCTCACGGACAATAAACAGGTGGCAGACTGCATCAGAAAGCATCCGCTAACGAAGGCTGGGCGTATCATTGATGAGAGTCAGCCCGAAGAGGTGCAGGTGCAGAAGCATGAAGAAGAGCATGTGACGAACGAGAACGCCCTTCACTTCGAGAATATCACCAAGGCTAAGAACTATCTTGCCAAGACCTTTGGCGTAGATACGAGAAAGCTGAAAAGCCCCCAGAGCGTGAAGGACGAGGCGAAGAAAAACGGCGTGGAGATGGATTTCTAACATTTATAATATAATAATGTATATGGAAGCGTTGATGAGCGAACTAGTTTTAGAGGTGCGGAAGGCCATCAGTGAGATAAGCCATGATGACATGAATGACCTCATCGTGGATGACACTGATGTCATCATCCGTCAGTGCCTGGAGTCGGCGGCTAACATGTTGCTTGTTGAGGCTCCAGCTGATTTTCTTATTCCACAGCATGTGAAGGCATCCGTGTCGGGCGTGGAGCAAGATTACACGTCAATCCAGTACAAATACACCGATGGACATGGCTATCTCATCGTTCCCGAGGACTTCTTGCGCCTATATGAGTTGAGGCTGAGAAGTTGGCAGCAGAGCTTGTATGAGTTGTTGCCGATACAGAGTCAGGATGCTAAGATGCAAGCCACACGGTGGGGGCGTGGCACGCCTCAGAAGCCAAGGGGATTCCTGACCGTGCGCAGCGGTGGCAACCGTGTGCTGATGTACTTCACGGCAGGGCGGTACAGCAGCCATGTCTCTGGTGGATAATGTCTATGACCATCTAGTGGAAGTCTTTACATATATTCCGAAGGCTAAGGTGGAGGCCGTCGGCGATGATTCGAGACTGACCGTTGCGCTCCTGGACATTTGCCGCCAAAACGTGATATACCGTGCGGCGAGCATCTACTTGGGCAGTAACCAGCAAGCCGATTTGGCTGAGCGATTTAGTAAACTTTCAAATTTTAGCTGATATGGATAAGAACTCCCTGCATTTTAAGGGAACGTACAGGAACGTGTATGAGGTCAACAGGGCATATCCGAACGGAGGTGTCGATGGGGACTATGTGGATATTAACGGATGGCAGCATTGGTGGAATGCTGATCGTGGGACGTGGTGCGTGAACGAGAACCGTGATTCCTATTGGGACGAGGTGCTTTCAACCGTTCAAAACTTATTGTTTTCAAAGGCTTGTGTCAGCGAGAGCGATTTTCCTCTGAACCCAACGGACGAGGAGAAACGGTTTGGCTATTTCTACAATGGCGAGCTTTATCTTTGGACTGGTACGAACGGAACGGTTCGAAACGGTCAGTACAGAAGCTTTGGCGTGGTGCAAGGTGAGCGTGGTGTGGGCGTGAGCAGCATCGCACAGACTTCCACGTCAAACGTGGATGGTGGAAAGAATGAAATCACCGTGACCTTGACGAATGGTGATTCATACAAGTTCTTCACATACAACGGCACAGGACGCAACAAGGGATATTATTACAGAACCCTTGACGAGCTGAAGCAAGCAGTGCCATCGCCTACCGTGACCGATTGGGCGATAGTCGATGGCAGTGTTTACGTGTGTGACGAGGCAGGTGTGTGGAAGGACACCACCTATTCATGGAAACCCATCAAGTTGAATCCGTTTGTGACGGAGCTGAACAAGATGGATATGCCGACATCAACTGGCTACCTCTATTGGAATGGTCAATCTTTCGGATGGAAGACTCCTGTTGTGAACAATGGTGGTGGCAATACAGGCGGTGGTACAAGCATCGACCTCTCTGAGTACAGTTGGTGGGGAAGAAAGTTTGACCCTGCGTCTAAGTCGATTACAGGCGAAATGTCTGGTGTCACCGGTATAGAGTTCCAATCAACCAATGGCGAAACAGTCATCAGAAAGAAACTCCATCTTGACAAGAACGGTGACTTG